ATTTTCGTAATACTGATAGTCTGTTAAAAATGCCATTTAGTTATTTTTTTTGTTCTTCCTGTTGGTCTTTTGCAGCCATATATTGAACTACATCACGATCTCTAATTACGAGTCCTGCAAATTCGCAAATCAATCTAACTATTCTAGGAAAATCATCTTGACCTATTTCTAAATCTTGGAAGTCGTTTGCTGTTGGGTCAAATATTGGGTGACCACCGGACAGGGTTATATACGTCCACTTTGGATCTTTAGGCATTCTTAAATAGTCAACCTTCCAATTGTATCCACCCCTTAAGTCAAGTACGCTAGGTTGAGTAAGAATAGTATCACCACTAATCATGTATACCGGAAAATCAACTGTTGGCTCTTCTATATAGGATATTTTTGAAGCGTTAAATATTCCCGGTGTTACTTTTTCAGCTATGGAGATAAGAACTTCTTCCATATACAATTTAAGCTCCATAACTTTATAAAGAACAGAGCTTGTTCTATCCATAGATGGTAGTTTAAGAACCCTCTGCTCTCCCTCTTCGGTGATGTTCTCATCAAAAACCAAGAAGTTCTCAATGTTTAATTGGACCACAGCTAACCTATCCGCATACTCTTCGCCAGACATCATTGAGTTCTGCATATTAACCAGCTCATTGTACTCCTTGACGTATCCATTGAATATCTGTAGCTGAGCTAATTTAGCCAACCTATTGAAGTCGGAAACATTTAAGCTACCGAAATTATTCTTGTTTAATATGGTCAGGGTAGTGTTTCTTACCTCGTCTAACATCCTTGATAGTTTTTACAAAGATAAAAAAAAGCCCCATCATTGGGGCTTTAGTTGTATTGTCTAAGTTCGGCTACCTTGTGGCAGCTACTTTTTCTATTTCTCGAATAGCTTCAACGCCTTCGTCAGAGTCAAAGTAGAGCTCTACGGTCTCCATTGCATCCTCACCGTCTGGCACGTCTAGCATCTTCTTTTTGTTAGATGGTAGATTGAAGAATAGCTGCGTCTTATTCTTTCTCCATTGGATTAGTCCCTTAGATAAGAATGAAGATATCTTGTGTTCGATACCGGCATCTGCCTCTTCTGCAATTCGAATAAATCGTTTTGGATCACGCTTAGCAAGACGTCTAATGTCAGCTTTAATCTCACTGCTTGACAGGCTTCTTGTGTGCTTCCCGAAGAATTTAGGATACATAACCTCAGCAAGATCGATGTCAGCCACAATAGACTTAGCTAACTCATCAGCTGTATCTTCTAGCTCCATTATATCTAGCTCTTCTTGAGCTTTGGCACCTTTGTCAATTTCCTCAAAAATAGAACCATTTAACGGGTGTATTGCTAAAAATATCTGAAGAAGAGGGTTTGTTTTTTTAACAACCAGTAAACCATTCTCAAAAATAATGGGCTGAAGAACCGGATTGCTGTCCTGTTCGTCCTCGAATGGTGTTCGCTGGTTAATCGCGTAACGAAGCGGTCTGTTCGTTTTGTTAACCTCGTCAAAATAAAGAAGAGGTTTTGTTTTACCACCTTTTGAACGAAGGTAGTAGTAGAGAGGTGTCTCTCTTTTTAATCTGTAGATTCGATCCTTGCTTTCAAGGTCTGGCAACTTTGTGCTTATGGCTTTAGTATCCATTATTGAGATTTGAATTAATTTAAGAAAAAGAAAGCGGAGGCCGAAACCTCCGCTATATTATTGACTACGCTCCTTGAATAAGGAAGAAGTTATTTGCACCTAAAGTACAAAGAGCTCTTTCTGACAAGAAGTTTACGCGCATTTCATCAACATCGCTGTTAGCTGCTCCACCTGCTGAACCAGTAATCCAAGTTTTGTACTTGCGATCTTCTGCTTCGCTTTTACGGTAGCGAACATGTAAGAATGGACGCTTGATGTTTTTACCAAGGATCTCGTCGTATACAGTTTTCTCACCAGCAGGAACAATAGCTCCTTTGATAGAACCAGCTTCGTCAGGCATACCACCACGCATTTGCGGATCGTTTAAGTACTTCCAGCTGTTTTTGTAGAAGTCATATCCACGACGGAAACCGGTGAAACCTAGGTTCAAGGCCATTGTTTCGTTGTTGTCAAACAGACCGTAGGAAGCACCTGTTGTAGTACTTTGACCCGCTAACATGTCGCTAATTGAGAAGTCTAAGTCGCGGTCTTCAAATATCACGTTTTCCTCAATAGCACCTTGCTTGTCAAGACGTTTAACCAACTGATCCCAATCAGCAAGTGTTTCTGGAACACCTTCTCCCCAAACGTTACCTCGGGTACCAACAACGTAGAAGAATCCTTCTGTACCTCCTGAACCGTAAGGACCTGTAAGGCCAATTGCACCAGAACCTGCTTCAGCTGGAACTGCTTCAATTAATGAAGTCTCCATATAGTCCTCAAAGCGAATACGAGTCTCGTGTTCTGATTGAAGGTACCATAGGAAGCCATCTCCACCATTCTCAGTTGTTACTTTAACCCAGCCCATTTGAGCCATGTCAGAAGCAGCAACAGCAAAGTTATCCTTTAAGATAATAGGCTTGTTGTCAAAGAACTCAACACTAGCTTCTAGACTACCAGTCATTCCAGCAGTACCTTTCTTGAACTCAGATCCGTAAACGTAAACACTTACAGTGTCAGCTGCGGCAAATACTTGACCACCAGCCTCGTAGTAAGCTACATCAAAAGTACCTGCAGCTGTATCAACAGCTGTAACGATAGCCTTATTTGACCCAGTACTAGTAACGGTGTCATTATCATAAATGTGAACAGTTTGTCCTGGACGAATAGCAATGCTTCCGTTACCTGGGTCCAAAGTGTCGTCAACTGTAATTGTTGCGTCGTCAACTCCTGGAGCTGAATCAGATGAGCAATTCACATACTTTGCATGTAAACGCCCTTGCTCGGTCCACTTTAGTAAGTCTGAGCTAAATGGGGTCTCAGCGCTAACCATTCGTAAGAATGATGCTATGCTTCGATTACCATATCGCTCGAATTGTTCCTCGTAAACATCAGGTAAGTACTGATTAAGGAAATCAAAATTTGTAATGTAGTTGCTCTGTAGAGCTACTTGTTCTGGTGCCGGCATTACTGCTACACCAGGGCTGGCCGCTAATGCTCCCATCTCTTAGTTTTTAGTTTTTTCTACTCTTAATTTTTAGAGAGCTTCTACTAGGGGATGATACCGATACAACTTCTGCGTCTTTTAACCCAACGCTGCCAAATCCAGAGTTATTAGGAACCATCCTAATATTCTTTGATTTCTTATCGTCAGACTCCGCTCTGTCAGCCGCTCCTTTTTCGTAAAAGAACTTAGCTGCTTGCTCACTATTCATAGCGAAAGCAAGGTCTCGGTGGTAACCTTCGGCATCTTTTATAACACCGTCCTCGTCTAAGTACTTTTTGATAAAGTTACTTGGAGAAGATTGAAGGCTTTTTAACTCCTTTGCGTCACCTGGCTTAAAAGAAATAACCTTGTCGTTTATTTTAAATTTGAAACCTTCAAAACCTTCACTGAAAACTTTGTCTGTCTCGTTTCTAAACACTTCGGCCTTTCTTTGAGCTGTCTCTTGGTCTCCCTTTGAGCTCTCTATATATTGCTTGTAAGCTTTGTAGTCTTCTAGATCCTCTTCAGGGATACTTCCCGCCGACTCGGCAGGCTTGTAATACTTCTCTTTCTGATCTTCTAGAAACTTCTTAGCTTGTCTAGCCTCTTTTTTTCTCTTTAAAAGAACTTTTTTGTATTCTTGGTCCTCTTCATCAAGGTCCGAGTCAATACCAAACTCTTCATTTATCTCAAACTCAATCTCCTCGTCAGTTGCTTCGGGATCTTGCTCTCTTCTGTACTCTTTTATCAAGCTAAGCTCGTCAATACCCGATAGGTCTCTGTTTAGCCTGATATAGTCTTCGATGCCTCGGTTAGTCTCCTTGTGATACTTAGCAAATCCGGCAACAGCATCTGGAAGCTTAACCTCCTCTACTTGTTTTGGAGTAAGTAGTTCATTGATTGAACTTACCTCTCTTCCGTACTTACTTTTAAAGTAACCAACTACCTTTTCATCGTCCAACTCAATCTCCGGTTGTTCGCCTTTCTTAGCTTCAGCTTCAGCTTGTGCTTGTGCTTCTAATTCGGCTTGCCTTTGATTTTCAAATTCTTGCTCTTGTTCTTGAACCGATTTACCTCCTATGGGGCCTACTGATTCTACTTTCATAATAGATTTGATTTATGCAAATTTAGAAATTAATTTTTAAATGCTATCTCGGGTCAAACTGAGCTAGGTCAAAACCATCTAAAGAGTCTTCGTTGGATTCAAAATTTATTGGACCTGTTTCCTTTTTTCTCTGCTCAATCATCTTAGACTGCTGTGTAGCAATTTGTTTTTGACGATCTTTTTGAGACTCTTCTTTCTTGCTAACCTCCTTCATTTTGCCATCAACCTCGAGACCTTTTAGTTGCATTTGATAATTAAACTCTAACTCCATTAGTCGTTCTTTGGCTAGTACCTCGTGGTCAATTGTTTTACGCTTCTCTTCGGCTTCTTTTTGAATAACTCTTTCTTTTACGCCAGCCTCTGCTTCTTTTTTCTTTACGTCTGCCATAGCTGATGCCTCAATCTGCTGCATGTTCATTTTGTTTACACGAGCATCTTTCTCTGCGGCCATTCGCTCTTCGCGCTGCTGCTTTTTCTTTCTTTTAACCTTAAGTAATTGCGTAGCTAACTTAACGTTCTCGATTTCTCTAATCTCAATGGCGTCTTCGAGGTCGATGTTTTCCTTATCTAAAGCTCTTTGGACATTTTCCTCAAGTCTTTGTTTTTGCTCCTCGTCTGGGGCAATGTGAATGTGAATAGCAAAACTATTAAGGTACATGGTTGACATGCTCTCAATAACCTGCTTGTTGTATTTTCCAACTTTCTGAACAAACTCTTCTCTAAACTCTTCGCTATACTTAAGAACATCGTTAAGCCTTAAGCTTATCGCTTCACAAACACCTTTTAACATTCTAAACTTAGCGTCTAGGATATGTCTTGTGGCTGTATTCGAGTTGAGAGCTGCTAGTTTTTGAACACCGACTAAACTGCGCTCGTCCGGAGATGATCCGTCAACAGCTTTGTTTATACCGGTGACATCCCTAAGCATATCTAAGTTCTTGTCGTATGTTTCAATAAGTGCTCGTATCTTATTACCAGCGGAAGAGTGATTGAGCTCTTGTATCGGAATTTTACCATGGTTGAATTCCCCATCCATTGTAAACGATCTACCGACAAC